GATGGTGCCGAATTGTGAGGTAGTACCGCGTTCTAAATTTGTACGATTTGTGTAAGGAGTAAACATGCCTAAATTTTATAGATTGATTAAGCAAATAAAACAAGGAAAAAAATTTCGTCCAAAAAATTGGAAGCATTTTAAGTTTTTAGAAAATCATTACTTTCAATTGATAAATTCCGATCCATTTGGCCCAGTTATTGTACTAAATGATTCTCATATAGCACATGAATTAGGAGAAAATTTAAGATTTGTTGATTTACTTTTCGAAGATTTTGAAATAATTGGAGAGATAGAAAGTTCAATTTTTGACGAACCCATGGAGGAGACAAAATGAGTTACATTTTAGTACGTAATAGTGAGAAGAGAGAAATTCTTTTGAATAAAGATATCGTAATGTCTATGACATTCATAGATTTTCCAAAAGCAGAATTTTTATTAAGAGATAATCGTGAGTATCCACACAGATCTATTTGGGAATACATCAGAGAATTTGACAAAATCAATGATTATATTAGAACCATGAAAATGCGAGAATGGGCACAAGGAAGCAACGAGAAAGAATCGCAAGCTGCTCTTTATATGGATATGAGAAATACAACGGTAAGTAAGGAGAAAATCGATGAATGATAATAAAATAAGAGAAGTTATTAAAAATATGTATAAAATGAGGGATGAAATTTTAAAATCCGAGCAAATCCCTTGGGGAGATCAATGGAAATTATTTAAACAAATTGATGATGAAATCATGTCTTTGATAAAGATTCTTATTTCTAAAACAGAGGGCCATTTAAAAATATCTGCTTATACTCATGGAAATGGATACTATTATATGGATCTTCTTAAAAAAGACGAAGAAGGAAATATCCACAAATTATCTTCTTTAGAATTTTATGAGAAAAAAGATGCTGTTGAGCTTAAAAAATTATTGAACCAATATTTGGAATTGATTTCTAATGAAAAGGAGCAAACAAATGAGTAACGCATTACAAGTGGTTAACAACAAAGACGTAGCAATTCACGAACAGCATAACCGCGAAAGCAATTTGAAAAAGCTCCTCAAAGACACGTTTGCCAAGGGCGCAACTGATGATGAATTGGCTCTTTTTACACAGGTATGTTTGCAGCAGAACTTAGACCCGATCAAGAAACAGATCTATTTTATGAAGATTTTTGATGGCAATTTGAAGCGGGAGGTTTTTACGCCGGCGGTCTCGATTGATGGATTGCGTTCTAAAGCGGAAGAGACTGGCCTCTATGCAGGACAAACTGTGCCGCTTTTTTGTGGGCGTGATGGTATTTGGAAAGAAATTTGGTTCGACAAAGAGCCCCCTGTGGCTTGCAAGGTTGGTATATACCGCAAGGATTTTAAAGAACCGCTTTACGTCGTAGGAATGTGGGATGCGTTTGCGAAGAAAAAGAAAGAAGGGGGATACACTAAATTTTGGGCTGAAATGGGACCGCTCATGCTTGCAAAATGCACTGAGGCCCTGGGCTTGCGCAAAGCGTTTCCCGCGAAATTGTCAGGATTGTACACGTCTGAAGAACTCGATAAGGGTACAATTGATGTAGAACATGTTAAAGAGCAGGAGAAGCCGAAAGAACCTGATTTGATTTCTCTCTTCAACGAAAAATGCCCTATTTACATCCAACAGATTGACGAGTTATCCAACGCGGAGTTAGGGAAAATGAGTGTTGATGGCAATTTTAGCGAAACGTTTAAGACCGATGTGTTCAAATATATTCGGGAAGAATTCTACAGGACAAAGGGAAATATTGAGCTTGAGAATCTCTTTTGGAAAAAGATCGCAGGAAGTAGGATTTCTGCCTTGTCTGCGATGTATTTAGAAAAGACGAGCTTGACTCCTGCAAAGATCGGGGAGATAAAGAAAAAAGTTTTTCATAGTTTCATGGCAGACAAGACGACGAATCTCGAAGAATTGATCGGCGCGCATGTGCCGTTTTAGGATGCTATGAAGAGATTGTTGGTTGATTTATTCCTCGAAATCGGGCAAAATGAGACTTCCCGATGGGTTGCCGGCACCGGAAATCTTCACAGATTTTCGGTGCTTCTTTATTGTAGGATACTGCTAGATATTTTGAGATATCCCGAGGATTTGCCAATATCTGCGGCACGAGCAGTCGAGATGCGCAATCAAGTTTTGGAGGCGTATAAAAAGTACAGGTTGACATATTGACAAGTAATGTTAATAATGTAACAGGCTGGAGTGTCTCCTTCAGCCATTTTTTTTGGAGTTATATTTTGGCACGTATTTCGCGACATTCGCTAAGTAAACAAGGTAAAAGAGGGAAAGCCGAATTTATTCCTGACTTAAAAGAATGGACGCAAGCCTGCAAATTATATGCTTATGACAAACAAATATTCGAGCATTTTGATATATGTGCAGAGACTTTCTATCGCTTTTTAGATAAACAAAGATTCGAACACGAAGAAGGACGTCCCTCAGAATATATAGATGCTTATAAGGCAGGACGTGCAGAAAAGCGTGCATTTGCGCTTACGAATTTGCTTCAATTAGCAAAAAAAGGCGATCCAGCTTGCAGTATTTTTGTTGCAAAATCATTTGGACAACTCTTAGAAGCTAAAGACCAGAAGCACATCGACTTAAAGAAAAAAGAACTCGAATTGAAGACGAGAACATTTTTGACTTCACTTGCTGAAAAATTTAGCTTGAATGTGGAAGAGCTGCAATCCTTTGCTGACAAGCACTTTACTGATAAGAACTTGAACGATATTTGATCAGGACCCAGCCTGATCATCTTGACAGCCCGGAATAGACGGGCATTTATCTGTGTAAACGAATTTGGTAAAGTTTAACTACAATGAGGCCGATACGAGTACAGAAATGTGATAGTGATTGTAGCATGAAATCTCGTAAAGGCGCTGAGAGTTCGAATCTCTTCATAGATAATGACAGCCCGGAAAGACGGGCACTTTTTGAGTAACTTATGCTAGCCGCATTTATCGATCTTCATCAAATAAAAAATTCTAAAGAAACTGAAAAATCCCATTATGAAAAAAATAAACTTGACGTTTTAAGCATGGCGCAACGAGGCCCCCAGTATGAATGCCTCAAATCAGAAGCTGATATTGTTTTTTACGGTGGCAGCGCCGGTGGCGGCAAAACATTTGCTTTGCTTTTAGAACATCTCAAGTACGCACACATTCCCGGCTTCCGGAGCGTCATCTTTCGACGCAATAGCACACAAGTGCGCAACCCAGGCGGTATGTGGCATGAATCTTTGGGACTTTACACGCAGCACAAAGGCCACCCGCGAGAGGCATTTTTGGAATGGCGTTTTCCTTCCAATTCCACAATAAAATTCGCTCACCTTGAACACGAGAAAAACGTCTATGATTGGCAAGGGGCACAAATTCCATTTATTGGGTTCGATGAGCTAACGCATTTTACCGAATCTCAGTTTACTTACATGCTCTCCCGTAATCGGAGCACGCTTGGAGTGAAACCTTATATCCGCGGTACCTGCAATCCAGATTCGGAATCTTGGGTACGAGGATGGGTTGACTGGTATATCGATGAGGAGGGCTACGCAATCCCCGAGCGCAGCGGAAAGATCCGGTACTTTGTACGACTGAATGGAGAAACGCATTGGGCCGATGGACCGCAAGAGCTCATTGATAAATACGGGAAAGACGAACAACCGAAAAGTTTTACTTTTATTCGCGCGACATTATCTGACAACCGAATTTTGATGGAAAAAGATCCGGCTTATCTTGCCAATTTAAAAGCTTTATCTCGAGTAGAACGCGCACGGTTGTTAGATGCAAACTGGAATGTACGTGTGACAGCAGGCTCTTATTTTCAAGCAGGTTGGTTTGAAATCCTCGATGCTATTCCAACCGGCTGGACTCATGCAGTCAGATACTGGGACAGAGCGAGTACACAACCCAATGAGGCTAATAAAGATCCTGATTTTACGCGCGGCATCCGGATGCTTAAATATCCAAACGGAACATGGATTGTAACGGATCTGAAATCTACTCGGGATTCTCCTTTGGCAGTAGAAAAACTTATTATTAACACAGCATCTCAAGACGGCCGCCAAACTGTAATTTATGGAGAAGAAGATCCTGGATCGGCCGGAAAAGCAGATATCGCTCGTTTTACTCGCATGTTAGCAGGATATGTTGTTAAAAAGTCTAGACCCACGACAGATAAAGAAACACGTGCAAAACCTGTTTCTGCTCAATGTGAAGCAGGCAATGTTAAAATATTGCGTGGGAACTGGAACAAAGAATTTTTCGACGAATTGGAAAATTTTCCTTTAGGAAAGCATGATGATATAGTTGATGCACTTTCAGGCGCTTTTAATGTACTCTGTGAAAAGACCTCGATACTTAGTGCACTTTAAGGGGGCAACCGGTGGTAACAAAACGTACAGCGACTCCAGTTAAGAAAAACAGTAGATCTTCTCCAAAAAAATCTCCCATCAAAAATTCCACGATTCAAAATGGACTCGGCGAGGCAATCGGATTTCAAGATTGGGGTTTTACGGATGTTCCGTACGGAACTCAGCTAAGCCAAGTCAACACGCTCTTTAACAACAACCGGTGGTACCTTGTTTCCAACATGCGGCAGCTCTTATCTGAGTTGTACGTTGAACATGGCCTTATCCGCACGATTGTTGATATTCCGGTTGACGATGGTTTTCGCGGAGGAGTGGAAGTCTCATCAAAACAGCTCAGCGAAGAAGAGCTGCAAGAGCTCATGATTTCGCTTGACCGCGATGACGATTTAAATGCGCCAAAGCAATCCTGCAAATGGAACAGACTGTTTGGAGGTGCTGGGGTGTTGATCATGACAGATCAAGATCCAACAACACCGCTCGATTTAAAGGCGATCACGCGTGATTCGAATTTAGAATTTAGATCTGTTGATATGTGGGAATTGTTCTGGGATAAGCAAAACACTGAAGGATATGACCCAGAAATACAATTCAACGATTTCGAATATTACAACTATTACGCAAATATCATCCACAAGTCACGCGTTATGCGTATGACAGGTGTGACAGCTCCATCTTTTATCAGGCCACGTTTGCGTGGGTGGGGATTCTCAATTGTTGAGCATCTTGTACGTTCTATTAACCAATATCTTAAGTCAAAT